CAGCTGTGTTTGCTGCCGCTGCAGCTGATCCGCCAAAAGTTTTTGTAAGCATGCCCATTACTTGATCAAGGCTTGCACCTTCTTTGATTGCAACTTTCAGCTCGGGGCTAAGTTTGGCAAGCGCTTTAGTGTTGCCGCCATAGGCGAGCGCTAACGCATCGCTGACGCTTTGTAGATCTTGCCCGGTTGCCGCGCTGATATCCATTGCCAAAGCAAGCGCATCATTTGCATCAGCGAGATTTTTTGTGCCTCTAGTTAATGATGCAAAAGCTGGGCGCAATTCATCATCTGAGACACCTGTAGCCCGAGACATAGCTTTTATTGATGCCTCAACTGCAGCTATTTGTCCATCGGTTGCCCCAGTAACATTTTGCAAAGCTTTAGCCAACCGCGCTTGTGCGGCTTCATCTTCTACTGCGGCTTTAACACCAAAAGCGGCAGCGGCAGCCAACCCAGCAAGCGCAGCCACAGCCGGCAAAAAAGCCTTTTCCATGACAAACCCAGCTTTTTGGCTGTTTGTTTCAAGGCTTTTAAACTCGAGCGCCGCCTTTTCAAATCCTTTGCTATCAAGGCTCGAGATTATTGGGATGTTAATTGCCATAGCGCACCTGCAAATTTCTGTTTAATCTTTCCATAACTTTTTCACATACTGCTAAGACTTCGCGCTCAACTGTTTCTTTGTGCATGTCCACAGCTGGATCAATTGCGCGTGGCTCTAAACCAACTTCGGCATTTAGATTTGTTACAAATATGCCTTTGGTCCGCCTACCGGCATGGTCATAGATAGCGCCGGCAGCATCCTTTTGTTGGATCACCATCAGTTGATAAGGTTTGGCTTTGAATAAAACATTGTGGCTTTCACGCGGGTTTGTTTCCGGATCAAATTTGTCTTTGAAAGTAACAAGCCTTTGCTTTTGTGCGGCTGCACCCACTTTTACTTTGAAGCCTGCGCGCACCGTGTTGTTATCCCAATACACATCACGCCCTTTTACCAGCTTCGATTTATACATGCCTGAAAGCGGCGCGCCGTTGCCTTCGCTGTTATCAAAGTTTTTGATCATGTCTCGAGCGCTAACAATAATTTTTTGCCCGGCTGTAACAATGTCTTTTGTTACTTGCCTGCGGTATTTCGGATCAAAGCTGTTCAGCTCAGCCAATGCTTCTTTGATGCCATGCACCTCAATGCGCGCCGTGTAAGCCATTATTTTGCTCGGCTTTGTTTGTTAAGGATCTCAATCACAGTGTTCACATCGTCAATTTCAAATGTTTCAGCACCCCAAAACCCTGTGGCAACCAAGATTTCAGCCAGCGCATATCTCAGAGATCCTCGCCTGCTTTTGGGATGTTTTGATCCACCACTTCAATGTTTCGCAGCTTGTCAATATAGAGATCGAGTGTTGCCGGCACAGTAACACCCGCTTTTTGTGATGCTGTGTAACACAAAAATGCAAGATCCTCGACACCAATGCCGGATGCCATCTCGGAAGCTTTGCGCCTATATTTTCTTTCCCAAGCAACTACGGTTGCCAAGTTGGTTTCAATGGTTTGCGTTGTGCCGTCAGTGAATACGGCTTTAAGCGTTAATTGCATTTAGTTTTCCTTTTCTCGGGCAAGGCTTCGCTCTCGCGGTCTTGCGTTTGTATTTCTCAGCGGCTTAAGCCGCGAGATCATGACACAGCTTTGGTGAGTGTGCCACCCGTGAAAGTGAGCGTTACTGTGCTTAGCTCACCCAAGCTTGCCGAAATTGGCGTGTGGCTCGAAAGATAAGCGCCTGTCAAAGTGTATTTTGGTTCTGTGGCGCTTGGTGTTGCAAGTCCAGCTGCGGTTGGTGAAATCGTGATTGTTGTTTGAATTCCAACCAAGCTGTAAATGCTCGCCTCTGTTTCACTCGCTGCATAGCTCTGATAAAGCTCAACTTCAAATGTGTTGTTTTGCAGTGATGTTACTGATGAAGCACCATAGCTTCGAGCGGTTTGCCCAAATGCGGTTGTTTCAAGTTGATCATAGGCAAATGTCAAAGTTGCACTTGTTGCCTGATCCGTGAGATCAACGCTGTTTATTGTGAGTGCCGGGTTGCTGAGATAAACCGTAGTTGCCATGTTGTGTTATTCCTTTGCTGTGTCTGTGTCTTTAGTTTTAGCAGATTTTTTTGATGCCTGTGGGGATATGTGCCCGGCTTCAAGCAAATGCTCGATGTTGCCATCTATGTCGCTGGCTTGTATTTGATCGCCGCGCTTAAACCCTGCGAGCCTGTCGCTAGTAACAATGTAGGTTGCCATGTTTTACCTTTAAGCCGTTTGTGATTGCATGTTTACAGTTACATCATAGGCGGGATACTCTGCGCCGCCGATGATCGCTACGGTTGGTCTGCCGTCCGTGATGCCTAGATTGGCTTGCAATAGTTTGCTCATCATGTTCAAAAGGTTGCGTTGTGCGTCAAGATTGCCCGGTCCGAGCGTTATTAGGCGCACCGGAAAAGCCATTTTGACTATGTTGTAATTCCAGCCTGTAAAGCTGGGTGCATCTATGAAAGCGCATGGCGGGTTTGCGTTTCGTGGATCGTTTACCACGCTGATGCCCAAGATTGCGCCAATGCTTGTTGTGAGATTGTCGAGCGCGACATTGAATAGGTCTGTGTAGGCAACTGGCATCAGGCAACCGTTGCCCTGTTTACGCCTAATAGCTGTTTGATCATTGGTGATAGCCCGTTTGTGCCGCCTGCCGCCATGCCATCAAAGCTTGCAAAGTCTGTTACCGCGCCGCGCTGCCGGTAAAGATTGCCGCCATACATGATCGTGCCCAGCGTTACATCACCACTGGGCGATGTTGTAAGGCTATCGAAATAATTTGCCTCTTGTCTGCGCCTGTAACAAAATGCGTTTGCGGCTGCCGCGCATTGCGTCAGAAATGCTGTATCAGCTGCCGTTGCTGTGCCTATGCCAAGCCAATCCTCAATATCCGTTGCTGTGATCCATGTGCATGTTTGTGTGTAGGTGATAACGCCTGCATAGTCTGCAACAAATTCGACATCATCGCCTGTGCATGCGTAAAGAATTTGATTGGGCACTGGCTCGTTAATGTCATACAAAAACTCGCCTGTGTCGCCATCAATTCCAGTAAATAAAAATTGTGGGCATGCAAGCACCGTGAAAGTGCCGTTAAAAGGCACACCCAAACTTGCAACTGTTACTGATTGCCCTACTTCAATGGGTGATGGCTCGAGCGTAGCAACTACCGCATAGTTATCTAGTAGTTGCTTGCTCGCTGTGTTATATGTAGCCATGAGCGGTTTGCCCGCCTAAGGCTAAGCCTGTGTGATCTTACGGATCATGCCGCTGATTGCGGCAAAGGTTGAAACATAGCCATGAAAGCTCATTGTGCGCCCAAGTGTGGCTGGCACTTCAACGCTCATCAAGCCTCTGATGCTTTCATAAAATTCGTAAGCATCGCCTGTGCCTTGACCTACTCGAGTAATGATCATTGTTTTGGCAGCAAAATTGCTATCAACTACAAGTTGCAAGCCAAGCGGGTTGCCTTGCCATGAAACTGCTGATTGTGAGCCAAGTGCGTTTTGACCTGACAAACCGTTAGCAATAAATGGAAACACTGGACGATCATTGCCATCTACAAGTTTGCCGAGCTGTGCCCAAACATCAACTGAAACGAACATGTGTGTTGGCATCCAGTTTCTGCCGCTTGCAACATCGTTTGCCGCATCGTAAACCGATGTGAGCAAATCTGTTACTGTGCCATCCCAAACACCTGATGAAGTTGCTGCAGTCAGCAAATCGTCAGCTGCAAGGTTGTCCGATGCAAGCATGTATTCGCCCATCAAGTCATTAAGGATTAGTTGCATTGCTGCCGGATTTGTGAAATCAATGTCTTGAATTGAAAGTGTTACTTGTCCAGCAAGAGTTGTTTTGCTGATTGTGTTCGCAGCAATAACCATTGTTGTGGCTGATGCTGCGCTCAATTCAGGCGATTGTGCAGCAACGCTTGTGTGCGTTGTGATCGTTGGGCGCACAAATGTTTTTGATTGTCCGCCATCCGGATATGCTCGAGCGCCAATTGCGTTTACAACTGGTCTAAGGAAGTTGATATCCTGCACCAAAGGTCCGAGAACTGGAACGGGCAATAACCCTAAATTGTCTGTGGTCAAAACATCGCCCGCTGCAAATTGCAATGGTGTGCGCTGTGTTTGTGCAAATTCATGCACAGCTGCGTTCATGTTTTTAAAAGTGTCGCCGCCAATGTGATATGCAGCCATGAATTCACCGGCTGATGGCAGTTTGAATTCGCGTTTTGGTTGAGCCCACAATTTTTCTGTGGTTGCTTGCGCTGCTTCAACTACTGGATTTTCAATTTTTTCGCTCATGTTGTTTTCCTCATTTGTTGTGTCTTGCTTTTCATTATTATCTAAACTTTGCTCGGTTTGTGGGATACTCGCAGCAACCTCAGTTATTACCGCGCCCTCGAAAGCGCCCTGAGACACAAGGCTTAGCTCGGTCCACACAGCGGCTTCCACGATCATCACGCCATCATCGTCATAGCTGAATTTAGTGGGGTTGATCCCTATTGAAACGGCATCAATTGTGCCATCTTTGACCATTTCCATCGCATCGTTGCCCAAAGTTGTGGCGCTGATTTTGGCTGTGAAAAGCATGCCTTCGTTTGTGTCCACGCGCTCAACCACTTGCCCAATG